ACCAACGTTTGGCACGATGCAAGCCCGGACGCGTGCCGGGTGTTGCAGGATGCCGCGCGGGTGTGTTACGTTCCCAAGCCGACCCGAGCCGAACGCGATAGCGGGTTGGAGGATATAAACGACCACCCGACGGTTAAACCAGTCGATTTAATGCGGCAATTGGTGCGTTTGATTACCCCCGCCAATGGCGTGGTTTTAGATCCGTTTTTGGGTTCAGGAACCACGGGCGTTGCCGCCATTTCGACCGGGTTTCGATTCGTTGGCATCGAATTGGACAAAGCACACATGGCCAAAGCACGCCGACGCGTGAGGGCAGCCCACGCTAGGGTTGTAAATCATGGCCGCCAATTGGATTTGTTTTGAGAGGACCAAAAAATGAAGCCAAACCCCATGGATGGGCTACCACCACGCCCCGAATTTCTACCAGGGCGGTGTGGGACGTGCCGGTTTTGGATTGATACGGCCGCGGTTCAACACGTGCGCCATAAAGAACCAACCGAAAACTTTAACCAGTACAGCCGCGAGTGTTGGGCAGAAAACCCGAACACCGTTCCCAGGGATCGCCGGGCAAGCACTGGCCCATTTGATTTGTGCCGACATTGGACGCCGGGCCAAAGCTAGGACACCCGAGGGCCACGCCATAAACTCGGAGGACCATGGCCACCTTAGCAGACCTACAGACCAAAACCGATGCAGCAATCGCCGCGTTTGAAGCGGGAAACCACACCACGGCGGCCACGTTGGCCCAATCGTGTCTGTTGATTATCGCCACCACCCCCGACACGCAATTCGACGGCGGGGACTCTATCCGATTTGATCGCCAAGGGGCGACCATGGCGTTGCAGCAAATCGTCAAAACGTGCAACCAACGCCGAGCCGCCGCAAAGGGGCCAGTTTTCGAGCGTCCAATTGAGTACCGCAGGGGATAGCATGGCCGACCAACCAACGTGGGGTGTATGGGAAGTTTCCGCAATCCAAAACCAACGCGGCACTCGCCGACATTGGGAAGCGGCCCAAACGGATCGGTTGAATTATTCGCACTGGGAACAGGCCAGCGACAACCCGTTACAGGATTTGCGCACCGATTTGGTGGAGCTACACCGACGCGTTCGGCACGAAGCCATCAACAACGGGGTTTTGGACTCGGCGATTGAAACCCAACAAACCAACGTGGTAAGCGCCCGGGGGCCAGCGCTGCAGGTGTTGACCGAGGACAACGCGTTCAACGACGAAATCGAGGCGTTGTTTTGGCAATGGGCCGAGCGTTGCGAATACCAGGCCGGTTTATCGTTGGTCGATTTGCTAGACGGTTGGGTGGCCCAATACATGATTTACGGCGAAATTTTCGCGCGTGAAATCGTTGGCCGCAGCGTGAGCGATTACCAGATTTTAGACCTAGGGCCGGAAGCGTTGGACACCACGTTGTTGGCCAAAAACGTGCACAGCGGAGTTGAAACCGACGACCGGGGCAAGGTGACGCACTACCGAGTTTTTGACCCGACCAACCCACCCGCAAAAGATCGATTGCCCGCGAGTTTGTGTTTGCACTACTACCGCCGGAAATTTGCGATGCAACGCCGTGGGTTTCCAGGTTTCGCAAGCGTACTACAACCCGCAGCGGATTTGAGGGACTACGACGAACAGGTTCAAGACGCGGCCCGAGCCGCCGCAGACCACGCGGTTTATTTTTGTACCAACCACCCCGATTCAGAGTTTGCCGAACCGAGCCAAACAACGCGTAAAGTTCAACGCCGGGTTGAAAAGTACATCGCACCGGGTTGGGAACCCAAGGGCATACCAGCACACCAACCGGCCGTGACCTACCGCGAATACCGAAAAGAAAAAATGACCGATTTGGGCAACGCGTTGGAAATGCCTTGGATGATACTAAGAAAAGACGCGTCAAACCATAACATGAGTTCGGCCCGTTTTGACGGTTCGAGGTACGCCAAAGCGGTTGAACGTCTGCAGGCCAAATTGGAACGCCGGTTTTTAAACGCGATTGTTCGGCGTTTGGTTCGGATCGCCCAATACAGTGGCGTGATTGGACCAACCCCAAGGCAAAACAAATGGGAACGTTTGGCGTTTGAGTTCCCAAACATTGTTCTGCCCATTTCGTGGACGTGGCCGAAACCGCCACCGGTGGACCATTTGAAGGATGCCATGGCCGAGCGAATCAAGCTCGAAAACGGGACGTTGGCACTATCCGAAGCAATCGTCGCCGATGGACGCCGCCCGGAGGAAACGTTGCGGATTCGTTCAAAAGACAACCAAGCCCTCCAAAAATTGGGTTTGCCAATCCTATTTGGCAGCGTTCCAACCACGTTCACCCCCGAGGAAATCGCCGCATTGAATCAAATATCCGATCCAATCGACGCAACACCAGGCACGCCCGCGATTGATACCCAAACCGAATTGGAGCAACCCTAGACCATGGCCCAAAAAACCGCTATCCGTCGCAAGTCTCGATCGACCAAAACCGCCCAGCGCCGAGCCGCACCAGCTAAGGCACCGGGCACACTGGACGCCAAGGCGCGAACAGTCCGGGCAACAATTGCCACCGATACCCCCGTCCCAATTTGGGACGATATGGGAAACGGAGAGTACGGCTACATCGACGAGGTGTTGCTACCCGCGGGAATGATCGAACCGCGAAAAATGCCGTTGCGTGTGGATCACGATTCATATTCGGCACGGGGGGTTATTGGGCGGGTTACCGATTTCGAAATCAGCGAAACCGAGGTCAACGCGGTTTTGCAATTCAGTGCCGCAGCCGACGTGCAAGAAATATACCAACGCGTTAGCGAGGGGCATTTGGACGAGGTTTCCATTGGGGCCACCTACCGCATGGCAGACACCACCACGTTGCAGCCCGGCCAATCGGCCGAGTTCGACGGGCGGAAATACACCGCCATCGACAGGCCAATGCGAGTTGTTGAAAAATGGGCAGCGCAGGAAACCAGCGTTGTTGATTTTGGGGCCGACCCAAGGGCGGTTATTCGTTCTCAAATTAGGACAGCAAAAGGTATTGCAGCACAATTGGAGCAAACACCCGGCACAGGTGGGCCAATTTCAACAAGCAGGGACGATATGAAAACCAGAGTTAAACGCGGCCAACCCCGCAACACAGCCCAAGGTACCAGCGCGGACCAAAAGCAACGCCAATCAGCCCGACGAGCCGTTCGCGCAGTTGTGGCAAATCAAAACGCCGAGGGCCCCGACGATAACGACGCCGACGACACCGACGGCGGGGAATCGCAAACCACACAACGGGCACACCGCCCCGGTGCGCGTGAGGCGCTCGAGCAAGCCGACCGCCGAGCCGCCGAACGTGCCGGAAGTTCCGCGACGGCCGAACAAATCGAAACGGCCCGCCGCGAGGAACGCGCACGCGTTGGCCGGATCCGCGAACTAGGCCAGGGCGAACCCGACGAATTGGTGACCCGAGCAATCAACGACGGTTTGACCCCCGAGCAATTCGGTTTGGCCGTTTTGGAAAGAATGCGGGGCGTGTCCGCCGCGCATCAAACCGCACAAAGCGGGGACGGTGTAAACCGAGCCGCCGCCGTGCACAGCAAACGCCGCGTTGGCGTGGAAGCTCTGCAGGCCGCCGTTTTAATGCGGGCGGGAATCAACCTACAAAACCCGGTGTTTGGAACGGAAGCCGCCCGGGTGGTTCTTGAGAGAAGCCATTGCGGTTGGTTGTACCGGTTCAACGCCGAGATTGGCGGAGAGGGCAATTCGGAACTGGAGCAACACATCGACGTTGGCCGCCGGTTTTATTCCGACAGCGCGGCCCGGACGTGTGAACGCATTTTGGAAATCGACGGCAACCGGGACTCCGGGGACGTTGAAGAAATGGTCCAACGTGCGTTTTCCACGCCCTATTTGCCCCGAGTATTCGGCGCCATCGTGTCGGTGGGGTTGATTCAGGGTTATATGGAATTCCAGGATTCGACCCGCGGTTGGACTTCCCAAGCCGATTGGAACGATTTTCGATTGAACCAACCGATTGGGTTGGATATGACCCAGGGATTGCGAAAGCACGTCAAGGGCACCACGGCCAAGGACATCGACATTGCCGATTTCGGCGATGCCTACGCCATCAACCGGTACACCGGCAGGTTCGTTATGGATGAAATGGACATTATCAACGATAGTGTCGGCGCCAACCAAATGATGCCCCAACAAATGGGCGTTCTGGCGGCGGAATTGGTGCCGGACCTAGTTTACAGCGTTCTGCAAACCAACGGTAACCTGAAGGACGGGGTGCCGTTGTTCCATGCCAGCCGTGGAAATTTGGTTTTGTCAAACCCGCTAAGCCTCGAGGGATTGAGCGTTGCCGAGGCAGCGTTGGCCCAACAGACGGTGAAAAACAAATCAGGCCAGGCCAAAGCCAAAAACATGATGGCCGGGTGGTTGGTTGTCCCCCGTCGTTTGCGGGGACTCGGAAAGCAGATCACCGCATCGGCAACCGTGGTGCACGGCAACACCACAGCAACCGGCAACGTGAACCCGCACGATGGGGAGTACACACTTCGAAGCGATGCCCGCCTCGATATTGGTGTTGTGAATCCAGACACCGAGGTCAAAACGACCGGCAGCGCCAGCACGTACTACGTGGGCGAACAATCCGGCCAAATGGGGTTACAGGTTGGCTATCGTCGAGGGACGGGCCGCGCTCCAGCAATCCGAGCCCGGCCACTAACTGGCCCGGGTGAGTTCGGCTACGGTTGGGACATTGCCCACGACGTGGGGATTGGAATTCTCAAAGCCGCCGCGTTGGTTCAATGCCGAGCCTAAACAATCCGTTGTGAAACGCCGTGGACGGGTGGAGGAACAACACCCTCCACGGCGTTTGCTACGGTGTACAGCAGCACACCTTTGTAAGTCGTTCGAATTTAGGGAACCAGTAAAATGGCCAATGAATTGGTAAGGGATTTGGGCGGATTTTCCGGCCGCGAGGAACACACCGCAGCCGCCGCGGGTTTGACCGGTGACATTGTTTTCACCGGTTCAGGCAAAAGCGCCTACGTTTGCCACACTAGCGATTATGCAGCGGGCGACCGCGTGGCAATCACCACCGACGCGTTGGTGCGGGTGGATAGTGCCAGCGCTACCACGTTCGAAGCCGGCGAGGCCGTGAACTACAAAACCAGCACGAAATTGGCGGTGGCCAGTGGTACGGCGGGCACGTCGCAGATTGGCAAGGCGGAAATCGCCAAGGTTGCAAACGAAACATCGGTGTTGGTTCGGTTGAACTAACGCCAAACGGCAAATGTAAAGGGACGCAAAAATGGCGGCGGGAAACCGCCGCCGTTTTTGTTTAGATACGCAACGGTACAACGGGACAACGGGGCATACCATGAAATTTGAGTTGATTACATTACACGCGTTGGCAGTTGACGGGCAAACGTTTGCCCCAGGTCAGACAATCGCAACATTGGAAACGCAGTTCGACGTTTCCAACATTGTTTCGGCAGCACATTTCGGCGACGTCAAATTCGTCCCGGTTGGATCACCACAACCGCCGACGCCCGCAGATACCAAACGAGTTCGCCGGGATCGCACAACTGAAACCAAACCCGCAGCCCTCGAGGATAATCTCGAGCCCGAGGTAAACGAGGATTTGCACCCCGACGTTTTGAACGCACAACCCGACCCCGAGCCCGAGCCGCAGCCCGAGCAACCCAAGCAATACGAGGTGACCGGCACCACCACGTTGGCGGGATTGCCAGAACGCATTGGCCGGGCACTGGTTGAAGCCGGATTTAAAGACCGCAACGCGTTGGTCGAATACTACAAAGCCAACCAAGGTTTTGCAGACGTGGAGGGAATCGGTAAGGCAGCCGAACGCAAAATCGTGGTTTGGTTGTTTGGCCCCGACGGCCCCGACGGTGAGGAATAAACCGTGGGATACCACCAAGCCAACGCCGAAGTCGCCGCGGAAAACCACGCCATTTGGTTCGGTTCTTCAAACGTGCGTTGGCGTGCAAATGCCAATTGTGCCTGGGCCACGTTGCCAAATGCGGTGGTCCACGGCGAATTAGAACGGTGGATCCGCAAGGGAAACCCACAGGCCACCACCAAGGTTATCGAACGCGTGGTGTTTGTTGAGAACATCGAAATTCCACTAAATGCCCAATTGCAAACCGGCGATTGCAAACACACCTACACGGTGGTCGAGTCGAAACAAAAGGGGCAGCGGTTCGGTTTGACGTGCCAACGTTCGAGCGTCCAGGAAATCACACGGCCAGGTTACCGCCGCGATTTGGGGGGCCAGTAAATGCCCAACGTTCTAACCGAGCCGGTGGCCGCACTGGCCCGAATGTTTGCCGATTGCCGCCCGTTTGCCGATTGGTTGGGGATTCCATGGAACGCCACCGAAACGGCCCGCAGGATTTACGTTGACGGGATCACCCCTTTGGGGGACGCCGAAACCATGGATTTCGAAGCGTTACAGATTTTGCGGCCCCATTTGTTGTTGTACCCCGACCAAAGGGGATACCAATTCAAACGGGATGCAATGCCGAGTTGTTACAAAGGCAACGGGCAAATTTTGGCGGTTTTGTCTCGGAGTTATGACGCGAACAAATCGGCGACCGAGGTTTGGAACCAGGCGGCCGCAGCCGTTGGGAAAATAATCAGCAACGACCAACCAAACGCGCCGGGGTTGCTAGAAATGGCCAACACGGCGGGCTATTTGGCGTTTGCAGGGTTGGACGTGTCGTTTTTGGGTAGGACACCACCCGAGCAGGTGGCAAGTTATGGTGACGCGTACGACGTTCTGTTGGTGTTCGAATACTAAGGGGGTAGGTGGCAACGATGGATTGCGACGAAATTGGACAGCCACCAGCGCGGAGAGTTGCGACGATTTCCCGAGGTGACGACTACGGGGTTTTGTTTGCGTTCAAACATGGGGGCCAGGTGGTAAACCTCACAGGTTGGACGTTTACCGGAACCCTTAAAAAAACAGGCCAAACCGACGTGGCCATGAACGTGACGAAAAACGACGCCGCGGGAACCGTAACGTTTGAGCTAAGCGACCAACAAACCCTCGCAATGGTTGGTGGCGTCAACGAAAACGATTTGGCGGGCCGTTGGGAAATGCGGATCGCCGGAACAGATTCAGCGGGCAAAACCCGGCGATATATCCAGGCCACCGTTTACGTGTTGAACTAGGGGAAGCCATGGCCGAGGAAATCGACGTAACACCCCCCCCCCCTTTGGTAATTGAAGTGGCCGCCGGTTATGGCGTCCCCAACGGTGGCGGTGGCGGCGGTGGAACCGTAACGGTAAACGTTGGATCCACAACCACTGGTGCCCCGGGATCCGCGGCCGCAGTGACCAACACCGGAACATCGCAAAACGTTGTGCTGGCGTTTGTCATACCGCAGGGGCAACCAGGTGCCACAGGTCCACAGGGACCAACCGGTGCCACAGGTTCACAGGGGCCGCAGGGGCAAACAGGTGCCACAGGTCCACAGGGCCCGGCCGGGGCAGCCGGCGCCACCGGTGCGGCGGGATCCGCAGCCACCATCGGAGTTGGAACGACAACGACGGGGGCCCCGGGATCCGCCGCGAGCGTTTCAAACTCGGGCACATCGAGCGCAGCGGTTTTTTCTTTCGTCATACCCGAGGGGCAACCAGGTGCCACGGGTCCGCAGGGGCCAGCCGGCGCCACAGGTCCACAGGGTGCAACCGGTTCAACAGGCGCCACGGGTCCGCAGGGGCCAGCCGGCGCCACAGGTCCACAGGGGCCAGCCGGTGCGACCGGTGCCACGGGTGCACAGGGGCCAGCGGGGCCAAACTCAGTTGGCGGAACTACCGCAACGACGTTAAGCGGTTTGTTGGCCGGGGACGGGGCGTTGGTAAGCGTTGCGACCATTGGAAACGGGTTGCAGTTCACAGCCGGGCAGTTGGCCGTCTCGGGCGTAGTTTTGACAACCACAGCCCAAACCATTGGGGGCGTTAAAACGTTTTCCGATTCGTTGGACTTACAGGTGGCAAACCTAGCCGACGCGGCCACCATTGACGTTGACGCCGCAGCCGCCAACAAATTCGAAGTGACCCTGGGCGGAAACCGCACCATTGCAAACCCAACGAACGCCGCAGACGGGCGGGTTATCATTTTTCGATTGAGGCAGGATAACACCGGTGGACGAATTGTAACGTGGGGCACCGATTACCGATTTCGTGGTGATTTGGCCGCGGCAAACGTGGTGTTGAGTACATCGGCAAACGCCATAGACCGCGTGGCGTTTGAGTACGTTACAGCGGATTCCAAATGGGATTGCGTTTCATTTATAAAAGGGACTTAACACCGTGGACGCGGAAAAACTACGCGCAGTAATTCAAGCCGACGACCAAGCGTTGGCGTATTACAGGGACCGCAAATTTGCCGATTGTGCCGTCCGTGTAAACGCGATTGCACCACCCAAGCCGAAATACTGTCCCCTGAGTCGGTTGGGCGTTATCGCCTTGCACCGATCAAATGGAAACCTAGCAAAAACATTTTTGGAAAAATTGGATGCGGCCGCAAAGGTAAATCCAATTATTGCCGAGGTGGTTCAGTTTATGAAAGCCGAGGCCAGAGAGTTACCCGATTTTGGAATCGAGGAAATCCGGCAGGCATTGCTTGCACCCGTAAGTTTTAACGGCGTTGGATTAACCACGGAGGAAGCCGCACCGATTTTAGCCGCAGGCGTGGAAGCAGATACCACAACACCCCTAGAAATCGAAACATTGAAGGATCGGGAACAATGGCAACCGTTATACAGCGTAGTTTAAGCACGTTTCCTAGCCCCGATTTAATCGTTGGCCAAACATTGGCCAACGATGCGACCCTGGACGCCACAATCGACGCCCGCACCGCCGAAAGCGTGGTTGTGCACGTCTGGATTGGCCGCCGAAATCCCAGCGTTCCAACGCGTGAAATGCGGGTGATGGTACGCCGAACATTGAACGGGGTTGTGAATACCCAGGACAGGCGGTTCGACACCACGAACCCGAGCCCCACAACCGCAGCGTCTCAAACAACGTTAAGCGCGGCAGCAAGTGCCGGGGCCACGTCAATTACAGTGGCAGCCGCAGGTACGTTGGCAATTGGGGACGTTATTTGTATAAGCGCGGCCGCAGGTGGAACAGGCACGCACCAATGGGCAGAAATCATTTCCGTGACGGGTGGTACCACGTTTGGGTTGGCAGCCCCCCTTAAATTGGCGATGGCACAAGGAGACATTGTTGCAAACCTTGGAATCAATACCCAACAGGTAATTGAAGGCGGGGACCAAATCAACGTGCGAATAAATAACCGTTCCGGCCAGCCCATGGCCGTGCGCGTGGCCGTCGAAATTCGAACCGGATCTGAGGTGGTTTTAAATTGACCGCGTACTACGGGCCGGAATGGGAAAGTCTGCAAAGCCGGATGGTAGATCGGTGGTGTGCGTCGTTCACGGGCAACACCGGATTGCAATCGCCTAGCACCCTGGGCAGAAATCATGGAGTTCTAACCAACTTTGGGAATAATGGCAACGATGCGTATGTTGCGGATCCAGACAAGCTGGCAATCAATTTCAATGGATCTAACAATTCGGTCCAGGTTTCGGCGACCTATTCCGCATTGATTTCCAGTAAGATTTTTTCATTGTCTCTCTGGATGAGAACAAGCGCAACGAACACCACTACCTTTCCGTTTTCGCTCGGCAATTCCGCAAGCGACAGTGCGGTTTGCGGCTTCCGGATGTCTACGGGAACAGGGACGATTACATTTTTTTACCGAGATAACGCTGGAAATTTTGTGTTCCCTGGAGGGCCGACGGTAGTAAATAACGGCAAGTGGAATCACGTTGTGGCGGTTGCCAACGGATCGACGGCTCAACTTTATGTTAACGGCAGGGCGGACGGCGAAGCGGCGTCTATTTCTTCCGGCACTTCTGTACTCGGAGCAAGCACCATAAACCGGGTAACAATCGGGGCTCTTGGGCGGATTTCGGTTATAGCGTTTTATTCCGGCCTTTTGGACGACGCAATAATTTTTAACACCGCCCTAACGGCATCCGAGGTGCTTTTTCTCTACGAGCAAGGCCGAGGCGGTGGACTGTTGCGAGAACCACCAAAGCGCCGTGCGTTTTTCGTGCCGACATTGCCGTTTCCAGTCCGCCGACGTTCGAGCCGATTTCTAACGTTCCCAGGGTGACAAATGGAAATTCGAGCAATCAAAATAAGGGAACGTGGGGCCGTGCCCCGCAGTATGGCGAAACAACACCGCCAGGCCAGCCGCCAAGCGTATCAGGAAATCGCAGAACAACACCACCGAGAAAACACCCCCAAGCGATTCACCAAAGAACACGCCGCGGCCGCCGGATACAGGAAACGCAAAGGGGAGGAAATGCAGTTCGGGACCAAAGCGTTCTGGGGCAGCTATACCGGCCGCAAGTTGCGCAAGTTCGGCCACGCGTTGCCGCTAGTCTACACCGGCCAGACTCGGGACCGTGCACGAATGGCCACTATCCAGGTTACCACCAACCGCGGGCAGATCCGCTACAGCGTGAACGCCCTAAATTTCAATCCGTGGACCCGCGAGGAGTTCATTTCGTTGACGCCCGCCGAGGTTTCGACGTTAGGACAAACTTGGGAGGCCGTCTACTCTAGGATTTTTGACCGGGATTTAGACCAGGGTATGAGATTCGTTTAGGGGCCACAGAAATGCCGTATAAAGCGCACGCGTTGAAAATTGGAACAAATTGGATTGGTGGAATCGTTTCGTCGGCGTTCACCAACGCCCCGACAATGCAGACCGAACCAACCGCCGGATCCATCTACCCGGTTCAAACTTCGATTCAAGAAATCAAAGCGGGGTTTCGGTTCACGTCGCACAACGTTAGCGCCGCGCTAAGCGTTTTGGGTTTTCTTGGGATTCCATTGTCCGCCCAGGTGCCCGCCGAGTTGTTCGAAATCAACTACGGCGACGACGGGTTTATCGTTGCCGGAAACAATCACCGAAAGATTGCGTTTTCGACCGGCCGAGCCATTTGGCGAACCGTCAGCGTTGCCAACCGCCAAGACGCCCAGATTGAAATCGAGGTGTTTGGACTATCCCCCGACGGATCCACGAACCCGGCGGTTTTTACCGAGGGCGTGGCCGCACCCGCAGCCGTGGACGACGCGCGGCACACCATCGCATTTGCCACCCTTGGGGGAATTGCCATGGGGTGCGTTACCGATTTGCGGATCGAAAGCGGATTGACGATAACGCCCGAGGGTTGCAAATCCGACATTTTCGACACACGCATGGGCGTGCAGTCGGTTGTTCCAAAAATCATGGTGACCACGTTGGCATCGCAGTTGGTTGGAGCCGGCGCCGGAAAAATCAACTTGCCAGGGATCGCAGCGACTCACGCCAACACATCGTTGAAACTACGTAAACGGCTAAACAAAACCGGTACGTTTGTTGCCGACGCGACGGCCGAGCACGTGGCCATTACCGCCGACGGCATGGTTGTGCCGGTTCAACCCTTCCAAGCGTCCAACAACGCCGACGCGACGACCCAATTTGAGTTGACCGCGACGTTCGACGGGACCAACGCACCGTTTCTAATCAACGCAGCCTCCGCGCTTTAAGCCATGAAAAACGCACCCGCACCCGTAGCCCAACCAATCCCCACACTGGCCCCAACCATAGACCACGCCAAGGTTGCCCAGAAAATGGCCGACGTGACCGGATTGGGGGCCCGATACATCGCCGACCAACTAAACGACGCCGACGCGTGGGACGCGGCAATCGAGTTGTTGAAAATGGGGGCGTGCGACGAAATCCGCGAGTTGATAAACCCGCGAAACAAAGCGGTTTAAAACCCGCAGCCAATCACAACGGAACCAAAGTTATGTTTTTCTATTACACGCCACGCGTGGACGGTGCCGCGTTTTCGGTACCAGCCTATTTGAATTATGCCACCGACCGCGGGGCAAGTTTTCAGAACCGGGAAGTGTTGGCCGGACCCGAGGGAACCGGCCCGGGTTTTTTGTTTCGGTTCAGCACCGTGGGCGGTGTTTATGATTCCAGGGATTTGAAATCCGACCCCGAAAAACAAACTTGGGCCCCCGTTTACAATTTCGACGGGCCCAGCGGGTGTTGGGTTGGGCGATGGAACGCCGACCAATTGGACCCGCAAAAGCTCGAACGCCCAAGGTTGTTGGACGGGCACCGCGTCACACTGGCCGACGGTTCGGTTTGGTTGGCAGCTATCGCCCGAGGGTTCAACCTCGAGGATGAAACCTACTACACTCCCCTGCCCCAGACGTTGCAGTTCAACGGCAAAACCGGCAAATGGGCACCCACAAACGTGGCCAAAGAATACCGGCAATTTTTGAGTTTGGCCCACGCGTACGCCGACGCCCACGCCGCAGCCGTGGCAGCCGACGCCAAAACGTTTTCGTTTCCCGAAATCGACGCGTTGGCCGTGGCCGCATTGACGGCAAACTACCGATTGAGCCACGCGGAATTGGGGCTATTTGACGACGTTTACACCGTGACGGCCCGCGATGCGTTGGTCCATTGCGCGTTGGACTTCCCAACAATAAAGCGTTGGGTTGAAAAAAAAACAGAACAGGCAGGCGTTGGGGCCGGTACGTAGTTTGGCGGGCCGCCATGGCCACAGGGCGGGAACCACGGGTAACAGGCAGTTTTGCCGATTTCTACGCGTGGCAAATGGGTTGGTAGTTTCACAAATTAGGACACCGAAATTCGGGGGCGTAGGTTGAACAAATGAACACAACGGGAAGTTTGAACACCACACACACGGTTTTGATTGCCGAGCCACCGAGCAAGGGGCTACGGTTTTTAGTTGGCATGGCCATGTTGTACGCGTTTTGGGTAAACCGGCGTTTGATCGCCGGGTTCGTGTTTGCCAGCGTGGCACCGCAGCAAACAGCACCCGAGGGATTTTCAAGCGTGGCAACGATCACGGGCGTTTTGGTGCCCTTGCTGGTTGATTTCGTTGTGGCACTTGGTGGCGGTGGCGTGTTCGCCGCAACCATGGGGTGGCGGGTGTTTTCCGACATTGCCGCCGGTGCGTTCCAAATGGTGGCCAATTGGCGAAACGGCCAAACCATCCGGGCACGCGTTGCCGCAGCCGTCACACAGGGCCAAACCGTGGCAACCCAGGCTGCCCAAGCCGGCGCCACGGCCACCGCAGCGGCCACCCGACCGCAGGCACTTAAATTCACCGACCCAGAATTGGCAGCGTTTGCCGCCATGGTTCAGGGCACATTGGGCGATTTGCTCAAACGCCAACAGATTGCCGACGAATTGTTGGCCGGTGTTGTTTCCACCAACGGGAACGGTGGCAGGGGATCCTCCAACCCCGCCACCGAACCCACGGTTTCAACAAACTAGGGGACGCCATGGCCGCCATTGATTGGTTAAACGCACCGATTGCCACCGAACAGGCACCCCGAGGGCCACAAATCCCATGGGAGGCCGTGTTGCGGTTTTTGCCGTGGGTATTGCTTGGTGCGTTGGTGGTGTGGGTGTTAAGCCGTGGGGCAGCCCTCGAGCCCACAGGCGTTACCGGGTTGCGGGTGTTGGTGGTGGAAGAAACCGCCGAACGTGGCGAACTATCGGCCGACCAATTGGCCATTTTCAATTCCGTGGAAATCCGCGAACGAATCGAAGGGGCCGACGGCCAAGTGTTGTTTTTGGACGCCGACGACAAAACCCGCGATTTGTCCCCCGAGTGGCAGCGGTTGCGGGATCGGATCCAAACCCGGCCCCCGGTGGTGGTGTTTGCGAATCGCAAACGCGCCAAGGAAATGCCATTACCGCCGACCGTCGATAGCTTTTTACAATCGCTCGAGGGGTTCAAGTAATGCCATTTACCAGCCGTTTGCATGGGTTACGGGTTTTCGACGAACGAACCGCCAACCAGTTAGTTGACAAGGCGGTTCAGGCCAATGGCGATTTGGGCACGGGGTACAAACAACGCGATTTTGAAGCGGCCCCATTTGGAACGTATTCGGAACCGTTCGCGTTGGATTTGATACCAAGGGCCGAATGGGCAGAACGGGCAGAAGCGTTGGACGCGGCCAAGGCCACGCCCGAACACATGGCCCGGTTTTACAAAGTTCCTATTTTGAACCAGAAGAACCTCCCCTATTGTTGGGCGTATGGGGTAGTGGGGGCCATGGCCACCATGTACGCCCAAGCCGGGTTGCCGGTGGAGTATCTTTCGGCCACAAGCGCAGCGGCCAAGATCAAAAACTACGTAAAGGTGGGCGGGTGGGCCGGTGAAGCCATTGAAGGTATTCAGCGGTTTGGCGTATCCACAACCGAGTTTTGGCCCGAGGCCGTTTTGGATCGCCGCTATGACACACCCAAGCAACGCGAAAACGCCGCGTTGCACAAAACCGTGGAGTTCGAGGAATTGCCTAGCCAATCCTTTGATGCCGTGGCCACCGCGTTGTTGTCCGGGTTTCCGGTAACTCTAGGTTTGGCATGGTGGGGACATTTGGTTTACGCCACCCGATTGGTGGTTTTGGGGCGCAATCAATTTGGCGTCATTATTCGCAACAGTTGGGGGCCCGACTGGGAAACCGACGGCACCGCGGTGTTGGTGGAATCCAGGGCCACACCCCACGAAGCGTTCACCATTCGCAGCGTTACGAAATATCAACCACAGGTACAGGCCGCATAATGAACGCCGACCCCAAAAACCGTTTTTTGACCACGCCGTTTGGAAGCGACTACGGCGGGGAATCTCAGGCCAGCCCAAACACCAAAATTCGTTGGGCCCCCGCGGTTTTGCCGCCGAACGTGAAAAGTGAAGGGGCAACCGTTGCCGACGTGTTGGAAGTGACCGCCGCGAGGTTATCCCACATTCAAAAGACACCACAGGCCGCCGACGTAAACGCCAAAGCGTTGTGGCATGTACTCCAAGCCATGGACCTATTGAACGGAAAAACGCCCAACGTGGGTGTTGGGTTCGGGGGTTCGAGTGTTAACGAGGGTTAGATTATGAACAGCCGATTTTTTTCAATCGCCATTTGTGCGGCCGTGGTGTTGCTGGCCGCTATCATCGCAGGGACGCCCACAGGTGTTGCCGGATCCAATCAACAGGGGCAGGACTATTGGGAACGCGAAACGGCCGCCGGAATGGATAGCCCAAGCGATAACCCCGTGGCCGCGTTGCGTGCACGGATCACCCGACTAGAGAGCCGGGTTTCGACATTGGAGTCGCACAGCGACAAGCAGCCCGAGCCGGTGCGCTCGAGCGTCCCGGCCAGTGAACCATGGCAAACGGCCACCGTGGTGGAAATGGCCCCGGTTTACTCGAGTGACCCGCAGCCGGTTGGACAATACCGCATGGCCACTACAATTACCGAATCCACCCAAACGGTTTGTACCGGGGGCGTTTGCCGACCGCAAAACGCAAGTAATTCCGGGCCGTTAAGGCGGTTGTTTCGCAGATAGGAAGCGCGGGCAAACATGGCAAACGTACTATTTTTGGCACAGGAAACCGTGAACACTAGCCATTTGGTTTATTGGTTCAACCAAGGGTTTGCGGTTTTGGTTGTCATTGCACTGGGTTGGGCCGTTTACGGTTGGATCCGTTGGGCCGGTGTAAACTTGCTGGTGCCGTTGAAGGATGCCGGGATCGAGCATTTGAGGACCACAACCGACACCATGAAAAGCGTTCAAACGACGTTGGCCGACACACACACGAATATCCAAGAAATCAAACACAGCGTTGGCAATTTGGACCGGCGAACAGACGCGATTGCCGCAACCGTGGAACACCTGAAAACCAGGCAAACCTAACGTGTGGATGCCAAAACCGAGTTGGCAGGGATTGCGGCCCGCAAAAAACAAATTGAGGGCCAGAAACTAACCGCACGCGAAACCGCCGCGTTGGCCAAATGGCAGCGTGAACAGGCCGCCGAAATGCGGGGCCAAATGTTGCGGGAAATCCCCAAGGGTGTTTATTGCGAATTGGCGGGCCGCCAACAAAAGGTTGTTGACGAATTTGGGGTGCGTTACGACATAGCCGTTGACGTGCCAACCGTCAATTTGTTCAGCGTGGTAAAAGACCTACACACCCGAGTCTCGGAACTGGCCGCAGCGGCCCGCCCAAATTTGGACGCCGACGAGGAGGAATTGGTCAAGGAAAAACTAAGGCAGGAAATTGGCAAGTTGCAGCGCCAATCGGCCGCCCTTCAAATTGATTTAGACCGGCACATGGACAAACTATTGGCCAAAGCCGACGTTCAGGCCGGGTTGGATTGGTTGGCGTCCCGTTTGCGGGCCATGGGCACGCAATTGCACCGCGTTTGCGGGCAGGCAGGAATTGACGCGGTAAACGAATTCCTAGACGCCCTAGCAGCCGAAATCGAGGGCGGAGGGTTGCGTTTCTAATGGCAACCGAGCTACCAAGCAGCGACGGGTTGGTTTTGTTGCGGCCCGCAGAATTTGGGCCCATGATCGCCGCAGCAATCAGGGCGGGCCAGGGATCGCCACCGAGGACGTTCACCCAATGGTTAGAGACCGAGGTTTATCTACCAAACGACGGGGGCCCATACTCGGGCCGCCGGTTTCGGTTTGAATACCAGCCCATAGCGAAACTATGGGCCGAACAAATCGATTCAGGCCAGTGGAACGAATTTGTGTACACGGGCCCGAGCCAATCGGGCAAATCGTTTTTGGGTTACGTTTGCCCGTTTCTGTATCATTTGACCGAGTTGGGCGAATCGGTTGGGTTTGGCGTCCCAAATGAAGAAATGGCCGGTGACAAATGGCAAGCCGACATAAAGCCGGTTTTGGAAGCGAGCCACCGTTTAAAACGGTTGTTACCGCGCAGCGGGCCGGGTTCAGCGGGTGGAACAATCCGGGACCGGGTGGTGTTGGCCAATGGATCCGTGGCGAAAATTTTAACCGCCGGGGGCCGGGACGCCGCCAAAGCCGGTTACACACTTCGAACCATTTTGGTGACCGAGGCCGCCGCGTTTAGCCGAATATCAAGCAAATCACCCGAGGCGGATCCCCTCGAGCAATTGCGAGCCCGCCAGCGTTCTATCCAGTGGGCCGACCGTGCCACGTACATTGAGGGCACAAACACCACCCCGCAGGAATTGCCCGAAACATTGCGGCCGGTTTCGACCGACAGCCGAATTTTGAGCCCGTGCCCCCATTGCGGGGGGTGGATTTGGCCGACCCGTGAAAACTTGGTGGGGTGGGAAACCGCACGCACCGAGGTTGAGGCCAGCGAATTGGCAACGTGGGTGTGTCCCGAATGCGGGGAAGCAATCACACCCGAGGAACGTAAGGAAAGCCTGTCCGACGCGGTGTTGGTGCACGCCGGGCAGCAAATCGACAAACGGGGACGCGTGGCCGGGGATCCACCGCGAACCCGGCGTTTGTTCTTTCGTTATGGGGCGTGGCACAACGCATTTTTGAACGCCGCCGACGTGGCCGTGGATTTGTGGGCCGCGAACCAATTGGAACCAGGCACCCGCAGCCGTGACCTAGCCGAGCGCAAGTTGTGCCAATTCGTGTTTGGGTTGCCGTACGTGGCCCCGATAATCGAAGCCGGGGACGTGTTGGAGGAAACCGACGTTGACGCCCGCCGCGACGTGTTACCCCGAGCCGTGGCGCACGCCGACGCGTTACACGTGGTGGCAGGGGTAGACGTTGGAGAGCGTGTTTGCCATTGGGTGTTGCTAGTGGTGCGACCCAATGCCCAATTGCACGTTTGCGACTACGGAACCGTAGACGTGGACCGTAGCGCGGGAATGAAAGCGGGTTTGTTGCGGGCACTGGTTGAGTTGTTCGGCCATTTGGAGTTCGGCGTTGCCCGCGA